GGGTGACATATGGGACAGCAGAAATCATCTTGATCAGAGCCTCAATGTGGGAAACATCGTACACGGCAAGCCAGTCATCGATGGCAACAGCGAGTTGACCAACGTAACCTGTCATGTAGTTATCTGTCTGACCTTGAGTCATTGTGAAGACTGACTTCGGGAACTTATCATTGGCGACAGCTATACTAGCAGCCGTTTTCCCAATGCCTGATTTCCCTGTGAAGTAAAGACCCACGGGTGTGACCCGCGAATCCTCAGTGGACACAGCGTGGCGCAAACTCGAAGCGTGAGCCTTGAAGAAATTGACAACGAAGACGTCAAATTTCATTTGCTCAGGCGTGTAAGTGCGCAGGTTGGAAGCAGTTCTTCGCAATGCATCATGGTAAGTCTTTTGAATCCGAGCAGAATCAATAGTCGAACTTAAGACAGCCCCCCTTTGCTTGTCAAAGAGGATCATGTCTAGGATGATGGCGGCCTTTTCCTTATCCTTGATAGGATCAAAAGCCTGGATTCCAGCGGTGTTAACACCTGTAAGTGTCGCAAAAACGTGCTGTATTGCAATAGGTGCAACGCACAGCATTTCGTGCATAACACTAGTGGTGGTAACCACCATGCCTTTAATGGCAGTGAAGTGCTTGGCTGTTGCGAGGATAATCGCAGTTGGCGTGAACACTGTTGACATAGAGCACATGGCTAGTGAAGCAACAAGTGCAATACATTGGCCAATCATGACATCAGTTTCTTGACCGACAGCAACGCCTTGGGCGACAGCTGAACCGTCTTGAACAATCGGTGATTCCAGGAAAAGTTCGAGAACTTTAGCAATAAGAGCTCCTGAAACTTCCTTGATGGGTCTAATAATGTTGCCGATAACTTTAAACAAGTAGCAAGCCCCTCTGAATAAGAAGGGTGCTGCTTTAAGTCCAACGTAAGTGACAACGTATCCAATGACAGTTCCAAGAATCGGGCCAAGGACGCAATGATTGAGTCCTTTTTTGAACAACTCGACGAAAGATGAAAGGCCAATGCGCAAAACAACGGCAATGGCTGATATACTTTCGGAGGAAACCTGGAAGAACTCAAACAATGTGTGCACGACTGGATTGATGATCTTCTTTAGCCAATCAGGGAAATTGTCTGGGCAAATTTCCGGACGGGGAGTAGTAACAACGCCTTCTTCCTCCAAAGGAAAGTCTGGCGGTTGGATCTGATTCGGGTAAGGGTTCGTCCCACGGTACGGGACGCCGACCATTCTGCCAACGTGTTCGGTGATTTTGGTGGCGGAGCGAATCAAGCCTGGCATAGTGTGAATTGTCTCGTTGATAGAGGACACATCTATGTCGGCAAGTTTCCCGGTAAGCTCATCAAGTTGATCAACAACTTTAGGAAGTTTGTTAACAGCTTCTGAGAGAGCTTCA